CAGCCATTGAAACTCTCCGCACCGAACTGCGGAAGTTCACAACCCAAAAGCAAGCCTTTGCCGACTACAAGTTGGCCGATGGCACGGTCATCCGTGTGGACGGTGACCTCGTTGCAGGAACTCCCGTGTATGTCATCACCGAAGACGCAACCCTGCCCGCTCCCGATGGCGAGCATCAAGTTGAAGGCGTTGGCGTAGTCAAGACCGAAGGTGGCAAGATTACCGAAGTCGTTGTAGCCGAAGCCCCTGCCGCTGAAGTAGCAGCACAAGAAGTTGAAATCGAGGTTTCTCCCGAAGGAGAAGCCCCTGAAGCCCCCGAAGCCCCTGCTGCCGCTGGTGTAGGCTTGACCCCCGAAGCCGTCCAAGAAATCGTTGCCAAGCACCTTGCCGCCATCGTTGAAGAGATGAAGGCCGCAATGGAGGTGGAGATGGGCAAGATGAAGGAGAAAATGGCATCCTTTGCAAGCCAAATGGAAACCATGACCGACATCGTTGAAAAGGTCGCATAACTTCCTTCCGAAGCCCCCAAGCCAACCGCCTCTGCAATCGTGGAGCAGCGCAAGGCCGCAACGCAGCAGAACTTCAACGCACTCGCACAAGCAATCCAAACCCTCAAAAAATCCAATTAATCCTTAACCCCCCAAAAACAAAGCCATGGCTTATTCATTCGTTGCACCGCTGACTACTTACACCGAGCAGCAGCGCCTCCCCCTCATCACCAAAGCGGTCTTCGCCGCTCGTTCTGCTGCCTTGTTCACCAAGCAGGTGGGCATCAAGTCAGCCGCCGCCCTTAACCTCATGGACACCGATGCCAACATCGGGTCAGGAACGGTCTGCGGATGGTCTGCAACAGGCAACACCTCATTCACTCAGCGGAATATCACCGTTGGCGTAATGAAAATCCAAGAATCACTCTGCCCTCGTTCACTTGAGCAGTACTGGATGCAGTCGCAGTTGACTGCTGGCTCTACCTACGACGGAGTACCATTTGAACAAGCATTCTCCGAGCAGAAAGCCCTCCGCATCGCCGAGGCTTTGGAAACCGCCATCTGGCAGGGTAACTCCTACTTCAGCGGTGTGAACCAACTGCTGAACGCTGCATCGGGTTCTACCGTTCTCGCCAACGCTTCCAGCACAACTTGGTCGCCTGTATCTGCTTCCGTTGGTATCACAACTTCCAACGTCATCAGCATCTTCGACAAGGTGTACAATGACATCCCACAGGCAATCCTGACCCGCAACGACCTCGTAATCTTCTGCGGATGGAATAACTTCCGCACCTTGATTGGCGCAATGAAATCGCAAACTGGTGTCATGTACAATCAGGTGGACCTGCAAGGCTTGGCCGACGGTGACATCATCTACCCTGCCACAAATGTCCGTGTAGTTGCAGTTGCTGGCTTGACTGGAACAAACCGCATCGTTGCAACCTACCTCGGCAACCTGTTTTATGGAACTGACTTGTTGAGCGACGAAGAAAACTTCGCGATGTGGTATTCTCAGGACAACGATGAAGTCCGCTTCCAAGCCGCCTTCAAAGCAGGTGTGCAGTTCGCCTATCCCGACTTGATGGTTGACTTCAAATTGGCCTAAGTGTAAGGGGGGAGGGCAACTTCCCCCCGCTTTTTTATTCTTGCAACTCTTAAAATAAAATATACACTATGTCCTGTTCACTCACCACGGGTTACGCCCTCGGATGCCGAGATTCAATCGGAGGCATCAAAACTATCTACGTCCAAGCCTTCAACGCTACGGGTTCGGTTAATACCAACGGCAGCGGAACGGTTACTGGATTCACAGGCTATGCGTCAGGTTCGTTCTTCGAGTACGACTTGACCAAGGCTACCTCCAGCATGACCGAAACGCTGAACGCCAGCGTTGAGAACGGCACGCTATTCTACACGCCCGAAGTCACCTTCACCATCAACAAGTTGCAGGTTGCAGTGCGCAATGAACTGCGCCTCTTGGCTCGCAATCGCTTGATTGTCATCGTGCAAGACAACAATAGTCGCTACTGGCTGCTTGGTGCTGACAACGGATTGGAGGCAACCGCTGGAACTGCTGGTACTGGTACTGCATTCGGTGACCGTAGTGGCTACGAGATGACTTTATCGGGAATGGAAACAAACCCAATGCTGCTCATCGCAAGCACAACTTTCTCTGCCTCTGCAACGCAAATCAGCGGTTCGTAGATTATCTTTGACCTGCGGCACTCATACTCCGCATGGTTTAGTGGTTAAG